AGAGACGGGTTCTCCTGATCGCTTGCGTACTGTCACCAACGTCGACTGGGGGCTTCCTTTTTCTCCGATCGGGCTAGGCAAAGAGCGGAGTCCTTCGTCCTTTGCGTCACTTGCAACGACTTTTGACTTGCAGATCGTGCCTGACAAAGCAAGGTTTTTAGTTGCAACAGTCGATTTGCAGAAGAATCGATTTGTGGTTCAGATAGTTGCGCACGGGCCTAAGCGAGAGCGTTGGGTTATCGACAGGTTTAACATCACAAAGTCGAACCGCGTGGATGGTTCAGGCGAGAAGGCACGTGTTTCTCCGTTTGAGTTTGCCGAAGACTTTGATGTGTTGCTGGATTTGCTAGCTGACAAAAAATATAAGTACGCAGACGGTCAAGAGTTGACAATCCGCATTCTTGCCACGGACACAGGTGGCACAGACGATGCAACGGCGAATGCGTATGCGTTTTGGAGAAAAGCTGCAAGAGTAGGCGTTGCTGATAGAGTGATGCTGATTAAAGGCAATGGGTCTTCAAAAGCAAAGCGCTTGATGAGGTCTTCGGCTCAAAAAATTGACACAGTGCCGCTTTGGATCGTAGGCACGAATCAGCTAAAGAGCGAATTCTTTTTCGATCTTTCTAGGCCCGAGCCTGGCCCGGGGAAGTTGCATATATCTTCGCAGCTCGAGGCTTTTTTCTTTGAAGAGTTGTCATCCGAGTATCAGGACCCTATTTCAAATAAGTGGCTGAAAAAGTCCTACAAGGCTAGGAACGAGTCAATTGACTTGTTGGTTTACGACCTTGCAGCTTTGACTGCCATCGGAGGCGAAGGTCTTGATTGGGAAAAAGAAGAGAGTTTGCCTGACTGGGCTAGACAGCACCAGCCGAGAGAAGTGGTTGTGGTTGACAAGGTTGCTCGTGCTCAAAAAGAAGCAAAGGCCGGGGTGGACTGGGCTGCAATGGCAAAAGACTTAAACGGCTAAGACTGCCGTAGAATCTAACAAAACGTGGAGGTCGCTAAAGTCATGGAAGTACGAACGATTAACTTAGAAGAGTTTATCAGCAAGCTAGATGACTTGGGGAAAACTCAAGTTCCGTTTGCAGTGTCTAGGGCTTTAACAGACATTTCAAGAGTTGGCAAGAACAATTTGACAATGCAGCTGACTAAGAACTTTGACAAGCCTACGACGTTTACGAAGAACGCAGCCTTTGGTGGGGCGCAAGTGCCAAAAGGGCAAACGTTTACGGTTTTTGGCATTATGGATCGTCAAGCCGACTATCTAGAGGCTGAGGTTTTTGGTGGGGCGCGTAAGCTAAAGCCTTTTGAGACCAGGTTCAACGGCAAGTTTCTTATGCCTACGAACAACGCGCCTAGAGATGCGTACGGTAATGTTCCGCTAGATGTGGTTAAGCAGATCATGACAGATGCCAAGGCTAAGGCTAAGGGGTACTACGTGACCAAAAAACAGATTCGCTACAGGCCTACAGGTGGTCAGTCAAAGGCTATCTACAACATAGTTGATGAAAGACCGACCTACACGCCTGTGATAAGTTTAGAAGAGGCCGCAGACGAGGCAGTTGCCGCCTGGCCGGAGGCTTTTGCTTTAAGATTTAGAGAAGCAATGAGGACGGCAAAGTAAAAGTGTGGTATAAAGGCAAAAATGACTTGTAGTTCAACACCCGCCCCACTGACAGCCTGCGAAGTTCTTCGTCAGGCAATGAATGCTGTGCATGAAAATGTCTTAGGCAACTCAGTGTCAGAAATCAGGTTGAGAGACCGTTCGACAAGGTTTTCTGAGTCAACAGGTGCCACTCGGTTGCGGTACTTGCAGTCCTTAGTGACTAACAAGGCTGTGTATGGCAGATGCCCTGAGTTTGCTCTGGCAGCAAGCATCGCAGGAGTGCCGGTTAGTCGTGCGCCAGGCGTTGCAGTGTATGGCAGAACGTTTTTTGACCAAGGCTGCGGTTGTGGCCCCGTAGTAAGTGTTTGCGAGAGCACTACTTCAGTGACTACGGATGACGGAACTTGCTGTGAGTAATCAAAACCCCGTACAGATGGAATTGCCTGGCTTAGCTGCGCCGGCTTCTGCGCCGGCTAAAAAGACTAGGATGTCTAAGAACGTGCAGCCAGGCATGAAGAAACTTGCTGCCGCTTTTACTGCAGGAGATCGAACTTCTAGAGAACTAGCTTCTTGGCGGCCTAATCTTAATTCTGCCGACCAAGACATGTTGCCGGAGAAGGATCTTACTGAAGGTCGAGCTCTTGATTTAGTAAGAAATAACGGTTACGCAGCAGGGGCAGTGCAGTCCGTCAAGGATCGAATAGTAGGGCATTACTTTAGGGTAGTGCATCAGCCAGACTACAGAACGCTAGGCATGGACAGAGAGGTGTTGCGTGACTGGGCCAAGATCGTGGAAGGTATGTTCCATGCTTGGGCTGATGATCCTATGTGCAACGTAGATGCGCAAAGAAAGCGAACTTTTACTGAGTTCTTGCGAGACGCCGAAGCTAGCAAGTTTATACAAGGCGAGGCTTTTATTAGTCGTGAATTCCGGTTCCAGCCTTTTAATCAAAGTTCTTTTGGTACTTGTTTTCAACTTATTGAGCCTGAGCGTGTGGTTCAGCCGCCTAGTACAAGTCTAGAGAAAGTCCGAGCAGGCATAGAGTTTGACGCCTGGGGCGCCCCTGTTGCGTACCACATTAGAACCCAGCACCCTGCTGACTTCCAGTCGGGCTACAGCAGGGTGATCGAATGGCAGAGAGTCACGAAGTTTAATAGCTACGGATGGTTGCAACTTATACATGTGTTCGATCAGCAAAGAGCGAATCAAACACGAGGGTTTAGTAAGTTTGCGCCGATTCTGCAAAAGCTTAAGATGTCTGACAGACATCACGACGTGACTCTAGAGTTGTCAATTATTTCTGCGGCCTTAGCAATTGTAATTGAGTCTCAGTTTGGGCCTCAGTCTAGCTTAGAGGCCTTAGGCGCAAGCCCTATGCAATCTTTGTCCGAGTACGTAGGCGCGCAGACACAATTTAAGAAGGCTTCGCCTGTGGTTTTCGATGGCGTGAAGATCCCGCACTTGTTCCCCGGCGAAAAGCTAAACGTGTCGAGGGCGGAACCTCCGGGGCAGTCGTTTAGAGAGTTTGAGAATTCGATCTTGCGCCACGTGGCCAAGGGTTTAAACATGTCGTACGAATCTCTGAGTGGTGATTACACACAAACCACGTATTCTTCTGCTCGGGCTGCGTTGTCAGAGGCGTGGTCTTCTGTTCTTTCAGCTAGAGAATCGGGGCCTATTCGAGTTGCTACGCACATTTTTAGACTCTGGCTTCGAGAAGGCGTGACTAGAGGTCTTGTGCCTTTGCCGCCAGGTGTGGATCTGCAGGCCTACTTGGCGAAAGAAACCTTGTTCTCTCGATGCAATTGGATTGGCGCAGGCAAATCTATCGTGGACGAAAAGAAGAGTGCAGAATCTAACAAGATCTTACTTGATTCGAACCTAACTACACTGTCAGCCATCGCGGCAGACAGAGGAGAAGACTTCGAAGATATTCTGGAGCAGCGAGCTGAAGAGCAGAGACTGATGGCAGAGCTCGGCATTAGCAATGCTCCTTCGACTACGCAACCGCAAGCTCAGGCTGCTGCTGAAGAAGAAGCAGACGAAGAACAAGGAACTTAGAACGGGGAAGACAACTAGGAGTATTAAAATCTAGAGAACAAACTCTCTGAGATTTTGTATAATCTGTCTAAAGCATATGAAATACTCACACATTGCATCGCGGATTCTTTCACGCCCGCTTCTTCTAGAACCGGGTTATGCTGCTGTTTTCTTTTCAGCTTTTGGGAATCGCGCAGGTTTTTCGCAGCTTGTGCAAGACGGCGTGACGATTAACGCAAGCAAGACTGCGGAGTCTTACCAAGTAAGAGCAAGCAGATTTGGTGCAGGGTCTTACGAGCCTTATGCAATTATGGGGGACGGCATAGCGGTGGTTTCCGTAGAGGGCACTTTGGTGCACAAGACAGGCAACCTTGACCCTGACTCAGGAATGCAAGGCTATGATGGTGTGAGAGCCAAGATGGAGATGGCTTTGCAGGACGATCGGGTGAAAGGCATTATGCTGAACATTGATTCTCCAGGTGGCGAAGTTTCAGGTGCCTTCGATATGGCAGATTTTGTTGCTGCTGCAGGTCAGAAAAAGAAAATTGCTGCGTACGCTGGAGATATGATGGCTTCCGCGGCGTATTTGGTCGGATCGCAGGCCAGCAAGATCTACGCAAGTCAGACAGCGGCCGTGGGGTCAATCGGGGTTCTCATGGCGCACACAGACTACTCTAAGGCCATGGAAGATGAAGGCATTAAGGTGACCTTGATTCACTCCGGCAAGCACAAAGTCGAAGGAAATCCGTATCAGGCCTTGGACCCAGAAGTGCACGACAAGATACAAGGCGAACTTGATTCGCTACGTGAGAAATTCGCGGCAACCGCAGCGGCGGGTCGCAACAAGAGCAAGGACTCCATGATGGCAACTGAAGCTGCTGTCTACACGGCTGAAGAGGCCGTCAAGGAAGGTCTTGTAGATTCGGTGATGAGCTTTGAAAAAGCTGTTGCTGATTTTTCCCAAACCATCTCCCTGTCGGGGGATACAAAACCGAAAGGAAAGCGTATGTCAGAAACGACTAATGCGACCCCCGGCATGATTGCAGAAGCCGAGGTCGAAAAACTTATGCTGGAAGCACGAGCTGAAGGCGTAAAAGCTGGCGAGGCCAGCGAGCGTACACGGATTCAAGCCATTTTAGGCGAGGACTCTAAAGGCCGCGAGGCTACTGCTCACCACTTAGCTTTTGGTACTGATATGTCAGCCGCTTCTGCTTCTGCTGTGTTGCAAAGTGTGCCGCGGATTGCTGCCGCAAGCTACGCAGCCGGCATGATGGAAGGCGCAGGCGTAAAAGCCGAAGCCGAGCCTCTGCAAGTGTCCGAATCCGAAAAAGCGACCTCGGCGGCCAAGGCCGCGATCGCAAAACTGTTGAAAAAGTGAGGACTCAAAATGACATGCTCTTACACCCCTGTTCAAATCAACAAGTGCCCTGAAGTTGTTGACCTTTCTATCAACAACAGCTTGCTGTGCAAATCGTGCTGCATCCCTAGCCGCAAGTTTGTGAACGTCAAAGTTGGCGAAACCATTCTGTCTGGCGACTTGGTCAAGATTGACGCGGCCACTGGCTTTGCTGAAGTTGCTACCTCTGTGGCCGACATCAAAGGCGTGGCTGATTGCTCGGCTGAAGCTACTGCTGACTGCCCAGGCCAAATCTGCGTTTACGTTCGCGATGCTGTTATCAAGTGTGGCTCTATCAACTTTGGGACTCTGGACCCTGCACTGGTTGATGCCAAGCTCGAAGAACTGCGTATTTTCACCGCATTTTCTGTATAAGGAGACAATATGTCCTGCTTGAAACCCCTTTCCCCTATTGAGGTCACAAACCTCGTTAATGACATGCCCGTTTTGTACGGTCAGGTCATGGGCATGAACTTGTTTAATTTCAAGGGCGCTTACACGAATACTGTCGCGATCGACAGAACTAACTACACCCCAGGCTTGATCCCAGCTTCTCCCTGGTGCTGCGACAACAAAGTGACGCAAGGCAGCCCTGAAAGAAAGTTGTACCCTGTGCAGATCCCGCACACTCAGATCGAAGACGCTCTCTGGGCATGCGACTTGAATGGCGTGCGTGGTCAAAACACCGGCTTGCAAGTTTCTTACGCAAGTGTTGCAGAAGAACGTGCTAAGGTCCTGATGCGCATGCGTCTCAATATGGATGTCACAGCAGAGTTTCGTATGCTTTCGGCTTTAAAAGGTCAAGTCATGGACGCTGACGGGGCTAACGTTCTGTTAGATATCTACGATCTTTTTGGGGTGACACAACAAACCCAAGACATTCCTTTGTCTACTGCTGGTTCTGACGTTCTGGGCGCATTCCGCGCAGCAGTTCGCAAGTCGCGAGACGGCGCACGTTCGTTCATTCCACAACGTTGGGTTGTTCTGGCTGGCAAGACGTTCTTTGACAAGTTGGTTTCTCACGACAGCCTGCGCGACATGTACAAGCGCTGCTGCGATGTGCAAGCTTCGACACTGAACGACATGTCGAACTTCATGTTCAACTTCATGCCTAACGTCTCTGTAATGGAGTACAACGGCACAGTTGCACGTAATCCTGTGACTGGCTTGGACGTAGAATATTTTGGCGATAACGAAGCAATTCTTATCCCCCTCCCCGCGCCAGGACAGGAGATGTACGAGCTGCTTGCGGCGCCTCCACAGACGTTGTCTCTGGTGAATACGCAAGCTTCTAGTTTGTATTATTTCTGGGAATCTTTGCTTTGCCCACGTGGTGAGACAGACCCAGAAGGTATCAAGTTCGTCGGCGAGATGAATTTGCTCCCGATCGTAAAACACCCAGCTGCGATTATCCGTTTGAACTTGGTGTAAAGTCAAACGTCTTCAAAAACCCCACTAAATGTGGGGTTTTTTGTTTCAAAAACATAATCTTATAACTTAGCATGGAAATTTGTATGACCACCGAGAGCCGTCTAGAGTCCTTAAAAAAGTTCATGCTGGAGAACTTGCCGAACGACAGGACGCGGCATTGCTTGCTTGAAATTCTTGCTGTCTTACAAGAACAAAAGCACGGTGATATAATTAGCGAAATTCCTAGGAAAAAGGGCTTGCGCCATGGCACGAACGAAAAAAATCTGTCCTGATTTTGAGCCTGTCGAAGGTGGGGGTTCGGCACCTAAGTGCAAAGCTCAGCACATCTGCGAAAACTTTTGCTACGTTGAAAAATGTGATCCCACAGGCTCGCAACAAGCAGGTCTGCACGAGTACGACATCTCAGAAACTTGCGCCAAGACAAACGAGACTTGGAAGTCAGTAGATGGCTCGACACTCGATTTGACTTTGGTCACAATCGTTGCGTGCGTAGTCGCTGCTCCCGTCCCTCCTGTTGTTCCTCCAGAGCCAGTAGTTCCAATCACACTTGATGGCCAAGACTGCGATGGCGTAGCACTGCCTGCTACCGGACTACCTGGCCAACTCACGCAGATCATCCAAGCGCCTGGCCAAGTACTGTCGGTTCGGATGTGCAGCGACGATGCTGCCGACTTTGAACTTGCTTGCGGCATTGACCCTGCAACCGAGCACCAGATTCAGACAGCGTACAAAATTGTCAACGGTGAATTTGTACTGATTAACCGTTGGGATGTTGTCACTGGTTTGGCTTGGACTGGTGATGCCACAACTCTTGAAGGTTGCGGCGGTGCAGGTGTTGAGTCTGACCCAGAAGTTTTCTGTGATGGCACAAATACTTTTTACCGTTGGTTTGTCAAGAAAAACGGCGTCCCAACTGGCGTTACCTATGACACAGATTTTAATGGCGCACCATATGCGGCATCGAGCCCTGTTACTCAAGGCGCTTGCCAGTTTGACAATGAATTAATTCCCACAA